CTCAAGGGACATCAAGAGTTGGGCAGATGACAATGTTACAATTACAGGACGTGCTGCTAGTGGTGGTGTTTTCACCACTCAGCTCTATGAGTCTGGGAAGACAACGGTCCGTGTTGAAGAGAGTCTCCTTGCGTCAAAGACTCCAAACTACTCATTGCGCAGCGTTAAATCCTCTGTGGTTTCTCTTGGCTCACCGGCTCGTGACGGTCATATTGGGTATGGCGTTATAGTTCGAAATTTTATTTTTGTCAACACACATGTATTGGCAGCTTGTGGTCCCGAGATCAGGATGGTGAGCGCACGGGGAAATCACGTTTTTAGGCCTGTTGTTGCTCTTTGTGACAATGATTTGACAGTGATTCAGCTTCCATCCGGGATTGCTGGTTCATCTGCCAATTTCACAATTCGATCCCCGGTTCCCGGCGAGCGAGCTTGTTTGGTTCGTTATCAACCTAGGGGAGGTATTTTGGTTGATCCTACTCCAAGCGAGGAATCTCCAGTGACACCCACACTTGGAGACATTTTCGGTTACACCATCAATACCAAATCTGGCGATTGTGGCACACCAGTCATTGCGACTTCTGATGGGGCAATGATCGGAATTCACTCTTTGGGTGGTTCGCATATTGATCAGGCCAACTTCATGGCTCCCATTAGGCAGTTGACTGTGAATGAACTCAACAGGCGTATGCCACAGCGCTTCATTTTTGAGACCATTTCGATGCCACCGCTTCCGGATTCGTATGAGCTTTGTGGCACTTCGCGCGTCGCGGTAGATGAACAGAGAAAACATCCTGTTACATCTCTGGCACCTTCACACACAGCTAGTCGTTTTGACTCCAATGTCCAAGGGTTTGTCGATGTCGCAGTTCTCAAAAAGCACGTTAGTTCTAAGAGCAAAATTCTTATCGATAAGTTCGCTTGCAGCATTTTTTCCGAGGGTCGGCCTAGTACTATGCTTGATCTGACTGACTATTGTCCTAGCGAGTTGGCTCCCGAGGCTTATTGGAAAGATGTTTCTAAATATCATCGTGGTTCGCAGCTGGTTCCAGATGATTTCGTTGATGTGGCTCTGGCTTTCCACCGTGAACAGAACCCGTGGATTTGTGAAGTACAGGACTTGGTTCCTGTGAGTCAAGTTTATTTCGATGTTAACAAGGTTAAATCATCGGGTCCTCGGCTTACTGGTAAGAAGGGCACTTATATGAGCGCAGCTACACAAGCTTCTTTTGATGCTTTGGTGTCATCTTGTGAGTCTTTGTATGATGTCAATCCTCGAGATTTCGTTGCTCCTGTCTGGCAAGTTGCGATAAAGGACGAGCTCAGAGATGTTGATCGTGTCCTCGCTATGAAAACACGTACTTTCATGTCTGCCCCTATTGAGACCGTACTGGGTAACATGCGTTACGTTTCTGCTTTTAACCAGCGGTTCATTGATCACCATTTCGAAACTAGCAGCACCCTTGGTATTGATAAGTTCAACGGGGGTTGGGATCGTTTGGCTCGCCACCTGGGAGTCGAGGGCCGCATCTACTTTTCGGGCGACGGCGCGCGATTCGACTCAACCGTTGGCGTTGCTCACATGTCGATTAATTGTCATTTGCGATGCGAGTCTGTGAAACCACAGTACCGTCGCCATTTGCGGAATTTGTATAGTGAGACTGTTTTCACACCGCTCGTCATGGGTGATTGTATTGTGCGCGTCAAGAACACTGGCAACCCTTCTGGCTCATTGAACACCACTATTGAGAATAGCATGGCCCTACAGTCAACCATTTATTGGTCCCTTGCAGACATGTTGGGTTACGATGAAGCCAGGCGGGCGCTCCGGGAGCGCGACATTGTTTTCGTTGTCAATGGCGATGATAATGCGTGGTCTTTTAACCGTTCCTATTTTGATTCTAGCTTCCCAGGTAGGATGAGTTTGTCGATGGCAAAGTGTGGGATGTCATACACTTTTACTCCCCCTGTTGAGAGCATTGAGGACCTTGTCTACCTTAGTCATGGTTTTAAGTTGATGAGTGGACCGTACACCCCGATGTACATTCCTGTACTTCCCGCCCCGCGTGTTGTGGCAACGTGCCTCTTTCAGAAGAGGACCGACTCTGTGTCTAATCATTCGAGATATGTCTCTGCCTTGATTCATGCATATCCACATCCCAAGCTGTATCCTTACGTGATGCGCCTTGTTATTGAATCGTACAAGTCGTCAATGGTTGACAGGCCTTACACTGAGCCGGCGTATGTTCAGCAGTTTCCTTTGTTTGATAAGCGTCGGATTGAGGAGCTATATGGTATTAAGTTAGTGGGTTCCATGGATAAAACTTATTCCCACAAAACTCTTTTAACAGATAACTCTGGTCTTCAACGCACATATCAAATGGCTCATTTAGAACGCGAACATGGTGAGAGTACTGGTGTTGTTGGCGACGAAGATGTTATGCCCCTTCGAGAAGCTGACGCGACTGGTGACGTTATTCACAGACCCGTGTTCTCTGCTCCCAGGTCGAAGATTCAATTGACTTTCACTAAAGGTATGGAGCCCACTCTTGGTGAGCTTTTTCGTAACGTGATCGATAAGGCCCCGCGCGAGAGGGTCATCGTAGCGAAGGCAACTAAGAACATGGTTTCTGTGTCGGTTAGTGCTCTTCGCGATTTCTTTGCCATCGATGACGAAGGGGAGATGTCGTCTGTTCTGCTGGACATGATGCTCTATTATGGTGACAATTCTACTAGTGAACGCAACCCTCACTTGTTTCCTTATGTGTATAAGGAGCGCGAATACTCATACTATGATATTGACAAGTGTCTCCAACCAACACCTCGGAAGTTTTGGCGCGCTCTGGCTGATTTCACCAAACAATATTTGATCTCACACCCTGATGTCATTTTCCATTGGGCACACATGCATGGTTTTCCTCTCAAATACAGGCAGTATGGTTTCGATTGTGCCGATTTCTGTTCGAACATACCTGAGGAAGCCAGACAGGCCGTTCAAGCTTGCAAGGATGCTGCTCTTACCAGAGCTCCGTATAATTTGATGCGTGCTGACCTCAAGGCAGTTGGTTTTGGAGGTGGTACTGTTGTAGAGCAGATCACTGGGACACAGTTTGGCAGTAGAGGTTCTACGAAGAGTTCTTCTTAAGACTTTTCCTCAATCACTTTTGGCTTTTCTTTCCTTTCTTCTTTTCTAGAACGTAATTTTTGTTCGACTGCCCTTTCTTTTGTACACGTCTCTTTTAGTTGAGCTTCATTCTCGTTTCTACTTGCGTTTAGGTTTAGACGTTGCTCTTTTAATTTCTCTCTTTTCCTCACTCTACCCTCAAATGTTGCTCGTTTGCAGCATTTACTTTCACTTTCTTTTGGTTCAAGCTTTGCTATCCATTTGTTTCTTTTTCTTTTCCAAAAATAAATTTTCAAAAACACAAACAAAACAAGAAAGTGTCTCCCTAAATGGGTTTAAACTAGTAGTAAGACTTCAAGTAAGCTAGTTTTATA